TATTGTTTGGCCTTCTGGCCGTTAAACTCTGGATTAAGATTCGATGAAGTTTGGCTCAGTTTGTTCAGGAATCGAAGCGGCTTCGGTAGCCTGGGAGCCTCTTGGATGGGAGGCACAATGGTTCTCAGAGATAGAACATTTTCCATCCGCAGTATTAAATCACCGATTCCCAACGGTGCCAAACTTGGGAGACATGACTAAAATTCACGAAACACAAGAATTCAATGATTCAACTATCGATCTTCTCGTTGGAGGAACTCCCTGCCAATCCTTCTCGGTCGCAGGACTTCGCAAGGGACTTGATGACCCAAGAGGAAACCTCATGCTCACCTTTCTCTCTTTGGCTCAAAGAAAGAAGCCAAGGTGGATTGTCTGGGAAAATGTCCCCGGTGTGTTGTCAAGTAACGGAGGAAGGGATTTTGCAACCTTCCTCACTGCGTTGGGGGACATCGGGTATGGGTTCGCATACAGGGTTCTTGACGCTCAATATATTGGAGGGCCAAGAGCAGTGCCTCAACGGAGAAGGAGAGTGTTTGTTATCGGATTTCTTGGATACTGGAGACCTTGCGCCTCGGTATTATTTGAGTCCGAAAGCTTGTCAGGGAATACTAAGAAGAGCAGAGAAAAGAGGAAAGCAACTTCCGCAGATGCTCAAGGATGCTCTGGAGGCGGTGGCAAATCGGGAATAGCAACCTTTGCCGTGGATTGCTACAATCAGACCGTTAATGAACATACAACACAAACAATTAGCTCTTCTGCTTCTGATGTAAGTCACTATGGAGCGGTGTTGCAACCCACAATGGCAATCCGAAGATTGACTCCCAAGGAATGCGAAAGACTTCAGGGATTCCCTGATGATTGGACTCTTATACCATACCGGAACAAGTCTGCCGACCAATGTCCTGATGGACCAAGGTATAAAGCTTGTGGTAACTCAATGGCAGTACCAGTAATGCGTTGGATTGGACAAAGGATTGAGATGGTGGAAGGACTTCTAAAGGAAATAAAAGATGGAGGAATGGATTAAGGTAATATTCCTATCTGACTGCATAGTCGAAGACTGGGATGAAGACAAGGAGTTTGCCTTGTGTCCAATTTGCCTTATTGAATATGCAGATTGCAAACATCCTGGACCAACTCAGGATGATGAATATGAATATAAGGAAGTTAATGGAGAACTTTTTGCAAGGCTAAAATGACATTCGAAGAATTAAAGACTTATCTACAAGAAAAGATAAAGGAATATCCTAAACTCAAATATGAGATTACGGATTTATATGCTCTTTGTCTTCAGGAAATACAAGATGGAGGCTCTCTACAAAGAGAGATAGATTCTTGCTATAATGATGTTCAGGATCTCATCGAAGACCATTAGTCCCTTCCTCCACGGCTCTTTGGTATTGTAGTTCCGATATTGGCCAAATCTGATGTCGGCAGTTATACCCACCACGATAAGAGAAAATGGTCTGCTTGTTGGTACCCGGCATTCTTCCTTGCCAGTTACCCAAATTAGGCCATTTTTCTACTTCCTCCTTTTTGAATCTCCTTCCGGCTCTGGCTATACAGAATGGCCGTGAGTCTCCAATGATTGTCCCAGAGTAACTATAATACTGGACATCCAGATCTTCAGAAATGGTCTGGAGATATTCTGCATTGAATACCATTACGGCATCATTGGTAACCTGGGTAATGTATCTTTGAAGGAATGGCTTCTCGGCTTCGGTACCTTCGATAAACTGTGCCAAGGTTTTTCTCAGGGTAGCATGGTTACCCACACCGCTTATATTAGCCTTCAGGACCTCTCTGATTGCATTGGAGAAGTTATCCTTTATTCCGGCTCCAAGAAGATTACTCCGTGTAATGTCCACATTGGTCTTCAGTATAGCCTCGTATAGATCCTGCTTTCTGGTATAGTTATCCAGAACTTCACCCATGTAATCATCGGAAAGCTTGGCTAATTCCTTGAACCCATCAGTAAGGCTTTTTACAGAGGTCTGGTAAAGCACATTGGATACAAGGGCATCACCTATCCTTCTTTTAAGCAGAATCATTTCCCGAAGGCTCTTGGCTCTGTCATCAGGATCAAGGCTCAATGCGGCTACCAGGTCAATCACTTCATCGGATAACTGGGAGAAAACCTCCGGTAAAGCATCTGCCATCTCCATTTGTAGTTTGGCCTGAAGTGCCTCTATCTTCTTGATTATCTGTTCCTGCCGGGTCATAGGTCAAAGGTAGAAAAAAATATTTTTAGAAATATTTGCATTATCAGGAATCAATGATATTAATTTGCAGAAACTAAAACACAGAAAGACATGGATATTTTAGATGTTGTAAAGAAACAGTTCCCAGACTGCAAGGTCAAAATGGACCTTGGTACCATTGCTATTATTGATTCTTCAAAAACCATTTATCTTCTACCAGATGGTTCTGTAATGCAGAGTGAGATTATAATTAAAGGAAAGCCCAAGACAATGTGGCTCAAAGACAATAATGTAAACCAAATAAATTTTTACTAATATGCCTACATACGAAGTATTGCTCCAGATTAATGTTTCTCAGGAAGAAGAAGAAAACGGATTTAATGTCCGTGAGTTCCTTGATTTCTCTGAGGCCGAAGATGTTCAGGATGTAAAGGTGCGGATAATGAATATTGCCATGCCCCACTTTACCATCCAACAGTTAATTGACTTTGGGCTAATCTCTTAATCCGTACTGACTAAAATGATAAAGGGCCTTGCGGCCCTTTTTTTATGAGTTGTCCTCTATATCTTCCTCTCTATATTCTATCTGTGGCTCTGGCATATCCGGCATTATTGGCACAATGGAAGCATTGATTTGCATAAGCTTCTCCTTGGCTAATCTTTCCACATCTGACCTCTGCTCCAATATTGGCTTTTGGAACCAGGTAGGATCTTCCTGAGTCAATTTGCTCACAAAGGCCGGAAGGTTCACCGATAGCACATAGTCTTCTTTAGAGCATCCATTGGTTTCTGCCAGTAAAGACTTCTCATCGGATGTCTTGAAAGGCAATGGATCAAGCATATTGATTATCTTCAGATAAACCAATTGATTGCTATTCTCTCCGTAAAGCTTCTCCGTGTAGTCCAGTTCAATCCCATGTACAATAATTGGATTGTAGGAATCCCTTCTGGCTACCGATAGCATATCAGAAATCATGGAAGCCGTGAGTACATCAAACTCGGTTGGCACCGTGATTGCCGGTAAGGCATTCTGGACATTGTCATCGGTAATCAGGTTCAGGGAGAACAGATTGTTATACCTCTGGAACATGATGTGATAACAGGCCATCTTGTAGACTTTTGCCAGATGCACACACACGGAATAGCAGAAGGTATTCAGTTCCTTCCTATCGTATTGTTTGGCAATCCCTGATTGCTCTGCCGGGATTTGCCCAAGTATCTCCAGACCGATGGCCTTGAAACCTTGGAATTCTTTATAAATAATGTCCTCCTGGAATAGGCGAACTGAGTCCACCGGTCTCTCAATATATCCTGCCGGTGGTACAGGCGGTACAAGGGGTGTAGGGTTGATTGCAGAAACTCGGTCAAGGTTTATCTCCATCAATCCAAACGGAGTGGTAGAAGCCCTTCCAGAGCCTTTACAATCGTTACATCCTGCCTTCTCGTTCTTATTGTTTATCCGCTCACCGGTGCCATTGCAAGTCTTACAAGGTGACATCTTCAATGCCCACTTCTGCGGTAAGGCATGAACGGCAAACATGACATTAAGATCATCAGTCCTGAACAGGACTTCATTCCATGCCGGAAGACAAGGCTCCAGTACGGAATCATAAATCAAATGCCCATCTTCCTCCTCACAAATAATATTCCCTACCTTGAAGGCAGGAAGATACATGAAGTTGAAAGGCATCGTGTAAACCACAATTGGATTGGCTTCCCGGTATTGCCTTACCTGACGGAATAGGATAAGCCCTTCTATGGTCAGGGCAAGGAACTGGTCCCACTTCTTACCATCGGCATCCTTCCATTCCTCGGTCTTCCAGAGTACCCACTTATCATTTTCAAAAAGTAAATCCTCAGATTCGATTATCTGTGGGTATGGCTTTGACCAGTCAAGTTCCGTAGTCTGGTCAGGTTTCTCAATGAACTCCTTTATCTCAGGCATGATAGCCACAACGGCATTGGCATCCTGAAGGTAGGTTTTTAGGAATACATTGAACAACCAGGTCTCAAGTTTGTATGTCTTTGGTAGGTTGTACCGGACATAGTACTCCAGAGTATTAGGTTGGCTATTGACTTTCTCCGCAATCCCGGTCCTTTTGTAATCCGATTCAAACCGGATTTTAAAGTCATCTGACTGTTGGATTTTCTGGAGAAAGGTATAGACCCTGCCTGTGCAGATTTTAGTGGGTGATTGCCACCGTTCTTTCCGGTAGGCTTTCATCCATGGTTCCTCTGAAGGATGTTGAGACCGGAGTAGTTTTTCGGGATAATCATTCTCGAAGTGATACTCCAATACCTCGGCCTTTTCTCTGGCCTCTTTAATGTACTCACAACGGCCATCACGGATTTCCTCATCCATGATGTGCTTAACAATTATCCCGATTAACTCCTCCATTTTAATTATCCGGCAATGTCAATGACTACTTCAATATCCAAAGTACCGAAGACACATCCGGCCTCGTTTGAAACTACGGCAACAAGATTGTAAGTTCCATTTACGGTACTTGTACCATTAAATTCCAAATCACCGGTTGCAGGATCCATAGTAAGACCATCAGGGATTAAACTATTAGGGCCATCCTGAAGAGTCCATACCAATGTTCCTTCTACCAAAGGAGTCTCATAGTTAAGAACCGCAGTCCAGTTGGTATCAGTAGTTCCTGTGGCAGTAATGCTAAATGATGACTGAGGAACACCGGCACTTGGACCTTCAATGATGAAGTAAAGACCTTCAAGGAATGTATCGGTAACGAAGTTGTACGGAAGTGGATTAACCTTGGAAATCCAAGTAACCACAACCTCGGCCATCTGGTATGTGTTCAGTTCATTAGTGATAACTGGATCACCGATAACTGTTACATAAGAACCAGAAGCATCCCAAATGCGACCCGGAGTGAAGTAGTAGAAATCATACAACTGACTGGTATTCAGGAAGTTATTATAA